ATGCCCAGCTCGCTCACCGGCTCGATCGGCGTCTACAACAGCTTCGAGGACGATTCTGAATACCTGGCCAAGCTCGGCATCAAGATCACACTCGTCTCCGCCGGCAAGTTCAAGGTCGAGAACAACCAGTTCGAGCCGCACAATGAGGTCGGCCTCGCCGCGGCGCAGGCTCTGGTCGACGGCTACTACGACCTCTTTGTTAAAGCCATCGCCAAGTTCCGCGGGGTCAAAGTGGCTGATGTCACTGGCGGATTCGGCGAAGGCCGAATGCTGATGGCCGCCGATGCCGTCGCGAGCGGCATGGCCGATCGCATCGGCACGCTCGATACGGTGCTGGCAAAGTTCGGCGTCAAGCGCCCCGTCGAAACGGGCGGCTATGCCGCCATCGTCGAGGCGCCGGTGGCCACTGGCCCATCGGCCGCGGACGGAGGCGCCACCATCCTCGCCGCAAAGAAAACAGAGAAGAAAGCCGCGAAGAAGGCCGCAAAGGCCGACGACGATACCGACGATGATCCCGACGACGTGGGCGACGACAGCGGTGACGACGCCGACGATCCCATGTGCGCCTGCGAGTGCGCGGCCTGCGTAGCCGGCGACTGCTCGGGTTGCACTGTGGACGATTGCGTCGTCGAAACTTGCGACTGCAACGCCGCCATCAAGAGCCGCGTGGACGCCAAGGCGTCCGCCGACCATGAGAGCGCGCTGGCGCTCGAAAAGCAGCGTGTCGCCGTCAGTCTCGCTCTTTAGGACTACAATTACCGGCAATTGCCTGCGACTCACCTAGAAAGACCGGCGATTGCATCCAATAAACCTGAGATTCCCGCAAATCCCGGCCCCGATCGCGCCGCCAGGGATGCGGCGTGAGCCCAATCCGCAGCGCCGACGCACTTCCGTTTTCAACCCCGAACAGGAGATAAAAATATGGATACGCTCAAGCAGTTGCGGCAAAAGCGGGAAGCCGCGCACGCCAATGCAAAGACTCTCTCGGCAGGGTGGGGCGACAATCTCGCGACCCCCGAGCAGCTCAAGGCTTTCAACGATGCGGTAGCGGAGCGCGACGCTTACGACACGCAGATCGCCGCTCTCAATGCATTGAACGAGAGCGATCGCACCAGCATCCACACGGCATTCGCGGGGAAAGACAACAAGGAAGACAAACCCTGGGCGAACGTGGGGGAACAGCTCCTCGCGATTCGGGGTTACAGCATGACGGGTCGGCAGTCGGCGGATGTCCGCATACTCGCGGCACTGGGCCAGAGCGGCGCGGTCGACGCGGACGGTGGATTCGCCATCGCTCCTGAGTTTTCGAAGGAGATCATCGCGACCTCCTACGAGGTGGGCCAGCTCGCCAAGCAGTGCTTCGAGATCCCCATGGCCTCGCGCACCTACACCGCACCCGCCATCGACGAAAAGAGCCGTGCGAACGGATCCCGGTGGGGCGGCGTGCAGGGCTTCTGGGAGGGTGAGGCAGAACCGCTTACCCGCTCGCAGGCAAAGCTCCGCAGCCTGACCCTGACGGCGAACAAGGTGACGGTACTCATCTACGACACCAACGAGAGCATCGAAGACGCACCCGCACTGGCCAGCTATATCCAGCGCGTGGCGCCGGACGAGCTCGCGTTCAAGATCGACGACGCGCTTTACAACGGGCCCGGCGCCGGCCAGCCACTCGGCGTCACCGTGGCGCCCGCTTACATCCAGGTAGCGAAGGATAGCGCGCAGGTCGCCGCGACCATCACCACCTCCAATGTGCTGAACATGCGGGCACGCATGCCGCCCACCAGCCGCAAGACGGCAATCTGGGTGGTTACCCAGGATTCGGAAGCTTTCCTGCTCAACCTCACCCGAGGTTCGGGTACGGCGGTGGAGTTCCTGTATAAGCTGCCGGGCGAGCGGGGCAACAACTCCGACAATGGCAGCATGCTCGGCAACCAGGTCATGGTCATCGAGCAGGCGGCGGCGCTGGGCACGGCCGGCGATATCTCCTTCGTCGACTTCCAGCAGTACTACCTCGGCCGGCGCGGCGGTTTGCGTGCCGATACATCGCTCCACGTGGCTTTCACCACGGACGAGATGGCGTACCGGTTCATCCTCCGCGTCGACGGCCAGCCGATCTGGCAGCAGGCCCGCGCCCAGGCAGAGGCGAACACCAACACGCTGTCACCGTATGTCGGCCTCGCGGTCCGCGCCTAAGCCTAGCCGTTCTCAAGCCCGCGGCGGCGGTCCCAACGGATCGCCGCCAGCAGCTCCCAAACTTCTCAGCCTCAGCTTCTCAGCTTCAAGGAGGAACAATTTATGATCGATCGCTTCTATTCCGCGCAGGACGGTCACCACCTGCAGCTCATCGCCCCCAAGGACATCACGGGCGGCGCCACCAGCCCCGCCTTCGCCATGAAGAACTACTCACACGCGAGCATTCTGATCGCCATCGGCGCGAGCGCAGCAGCTTTCACCAAGATCATCGTCAACGAGTGCACCGATGCGTCCGGCGACGGCGCAACGGCTATCCCATTCGATATCTTCAAAGCCGAGACCGCCAACACCGATGTGCTCTCGGCGCGCACCCCGGTTCTCGCTGCGGGCTTTACGCCGTCGGCCGTCGATGACATCTTCTACCTCATCGAGATCGACGCTGCGCAGCTCGACCAGGGCTATCCGTACCTCCAACTCTCGCTCACCAACGGCGTCAACTCGGTCATCGCCCACGCGTGTGCGATTCTCTCGGGCGCGCGCTACGGTGGCGACCAGAGCCCAACCGTCCTCGCATAACCCATTCCCCAGTTCGACCAGATCCGGAGCGGCCATCCCGCTCCGGATTTGTTTTGCCCACGTCTTTTCGAGGTCCCTCTCCATGTATCTCCGATTTCTCAGTGGCCGCTACGCCGGCAAGGTCCGCAACGTCGCTCCGGTACCGGGGCGCGTGATGCTCGCCGATGGCCGCGCTGAACTCGAGTATCCGCAGCTTCCCGCTTCACAACCCGTCGCCATCGAAGCTGCGGTCGCGTCGCCTGTTCCTCCAGAACGGCACGAAGCGCCCGCCAAAGTCCCGTCTCCCGGAAAAACTGCCGGCAGCGGGTCCCGCGAGCGCCGCAAGTGAGCCTCACCCTCATCACCGCACCGGCGATTGAGCCGGTCACGCTCCATGAGATGAAGCTGCAGTGCGGCTTCGGCCCATTGGAGGACACCGACAAGGTCCGCTCGGAGATCCTCGCCGAGCAGTTGCGCTCCGCCATCGCCGCCGCGCGCCAGGACTGCGAGGACATCACCGGCCGCGCCTTCGTCACCCAGACGTGGAACCTCACGCTCGACCATTTTCCCCGGTTTTCGGATGAATATCTCGTCCACAACCGGCTCGATATCGGGCTTCCGCTGCCAAAGTTCGGATCGCTGACGGCGTTCACCTACATCGACTTCGCGGGAGTGCTGCAGGACAACATGGCCCCCGGCGCGTGGGGCTACCAGCTCGTCGCCGGCGGCGACACGCGCCAGGCTCGTCTCCGGCCGCCCGTCTTTATGGCGTGGCCCTGGAATCTCTGGCACGTCGCCAACTCCGTCTCCATCACCTTCAAATGCGGTTACGGGGGCCCGGTCACGGCCACCACCACCGCTGCTTCCGCGATTCTCACCGGGCCGAAGTGGAACCAGGGCGATGCAGGCCTGGCACTTTCAATTCCCGGCGCGGGCGTCTCCGGCGCGGCGCTGGTCACCACCATCGCCTCGGTGGACGTCAACGGTCGGGCCACGCTGGCCACCGCCGCGACGGTTGCGGTCATGAATGCGACTGCATATGCGGGAGGCCCGGTGCCGGCTACCATCCGCCAGGCCATCAAGCTCAACGCGCAGTGGTTCTATGACAATTGCGAGGGGCCACAGCCTCCCGCCGTCAAAGCGCTGCTCTCTATGTCCGGGAATCTGATCGTTTAGGAGATTCGCACCGTTATCGAGGCCTTCGGCCTGAAAAGCTGAGACCGTTGCGTGCGGCCGAACTTCAAATACCTCTCGAATTCGCTGCGCATCAACGCGATATCGGGGCTAGCGAACGTGACAGGTCCGACGTTTTCCAGCCGACCGACCATGTGGCGCGGAACGCTGAATAGCTTGCAGACTTCATCGATGTCGTATTGACGGCTCCACTCCCAAGCCGGCTGCTGAGAATCTAGATAGCCGTTGAGGCCGGAGACAAAGCCGCCCGAATACCAGCCACCGGCCGGGGCGAAGAAGTAACTCGGCGCGGCAGCGGCGACGGGGATTGCTAGCCCCAACATTTTGAGAAAACCACGCCGGCTTTGATCCATGGCTAAATTATAGACCTCACTAAGTTTGACGTCGCTCCGCCCATCTTCACGCCTTCAGGCGTCGAGAACGGTGCGAAGCACTTTCCTCCCCAGCGAGCCCACTCGCCGGGGACCCCACTTTGGAGCGAGTCCGAAAGCCCCTCCTGTGCCCATCCAATATGGCCAGCCACCGGCAATTAGGGACACCCGGTACGAATCCGGCGCTCCAATTCACCATCCGCCTCGTTCAGGGGGGATAACGGGTAAGTTCGTGCACGGGAGACCCTGGCGCCAGGGCCGTCTTTATCGCAGTCGCGGCCCTGGATACCGGCGACGATTGATGGCGCATTGCGATGGAGACACCCATGCACGGACGACCCCGCCGCTCCGATTCAATTTTCGCGTTTTTCA